TATATTTGGTGGTGTATCTGGGAATAAGATTACTGCCATTGCTGGCGAGTCTAGTACTGGAAAAACTTTTTTCAGTCTCGCCGTTGTCAAGAACTTCTTGGATACTAATCCTGATGGGATGTGCATATATTTTGACACTGAAGCCGCTGTTAACAAATCTCTTCTCTCAAGTCGTGGGGTTGATCTGACACGTACTGTAGTGATGAATGTTGTCACTGTAGAAGAGTTCCGAAGCAAAGCATTAAAGACTGTTGATCGATATTTAAAAGAACCTGAAGAAGATCGCAAACCTTTGATGTTTGTTTTAGACTCTCTTGGTATGCTGTCCACAGAGAAAGAAATTACTGACGCACTTAATGAAAAGCAAGTTCGGGACATGACTAAATCTCAACTTATCAAAGGTGCATTCCGTATGCTTACTCTCAAGTTGGGTCAGGCAAATATTCCTATGATTGTTACTAACCATACTTACGATGTTATTGGTTCCTACGTTCCTACGAAAGAAATGGGTGGAGGTAGTGGTCTCAAATATGCTGCGTCTACGATTATCTATTTGTCTAAGAAGAAAGAAAAAGATGGAACAACAATTGTCGGAAATATTATCAAGGCAAAGACTGCTAAGTCACGTTTGAGTAAGGAGAACAAGGATGTTGAGGTGCGTCTTTATTACGATGAGCGTGGTCTTGATCGATATTACGGTCTTCTTGAGTTGGGTGAACTGGGAGGTCTCTGGAAAAATGTGGCAGGTCGTTATGAGATGACTGTTGATGGTGAGACAAAGAAAGTCTATGCTAAGGCAATCTTGAAAGATCCTGAAACTTATTTCACACCCGAAGTAATGGAAAAACTTGATACGATTGCTAAAGAAGAATTCAGTTATGGAGCATGAGTTTATTGGTGTTAGTCAATCTCTATTTCCTATTCCTATAAAAACTTATAATTTTTCTAATAATTCTCATGAATTGAATGAAATGCTCATGGACGATATCGAACGTGAGTATAAAGAAGATCCTAAAGGAACTGAAAACAGTAACTTTGGTGGTTGGCATAGTCAATTCAGTCTTGAAAATAAGTATGATAGTTTTGAGAAACTTAGAGGAATTGTTGAAGATTGTGGACGACAGTATTGTGATCAATTAGGATACGAATCCAATATTAACTGTGATCTATTTTGGGCAAATATGAATGTTGCTGGGGACATAAATTTACCTCATCACCATCAACTTTCTGCTCTAACTGGTGTATACTATCCAGTAGGATATATGGAGGGATCTGAGAGAGTGTACAACTACACTGATAAACCAGTTGGATTTTATCCACATTCAAATAATGGTGTGGACGGTGGATCTTTAGTTCTATGGGATCCTTCTCATGGAAAACGGGTTCAATTAAGTCCTATCACTGATCAAGAACATAATAGTTCGTCAATGCACATATATCCAACATCAGGTGTTTTAGTATTGTTTCCAACTTTTCTAATTCATTCTGTATTACCATTCCGAGAAAGTAATCGGAAACGATTTAGTATATCCTTTGGATTTAGTTATGGAAACGATTGAAATCTTAATTTTGAAAAATCTCCTTTATTCGGAGACATATGCCAGGAAGGTTCTTCCTTTTATTAAGAAGGATTATTTTGATGATAACAATCAAAGAATTATTTTTGAAGAGATTTCAAACTTTATTGGTGAATACAATAAGTTAGCAACTAAAGAGATTCTTTGTATTGAGATTGAGAATCGTAAGGATATCAATGACAGTACATTCAAAGAAATTGTTGATGTTGTAAATTCACTAGAAGAAGTTGTTAGTGAATTGGAATGGATCTTGGATACTACTGAGAAGTGGTGTCGAGATCGGGCAATCTATATGGCACTTATGGAGTCAATCTATATTGCCGAAGGAAATGATGAAAAACGTAACAGGGATGCCATCCCTTCAATTCTATCTGATGCTCTTGGTGTCAGTTTTGATAACCATATTGGACACGACTACTTAAACGATTATGAGGAACGATATGAACTCTATCACCGCAAGGAAGACAAGATCCCGTTTGATCTCGAATACTTTAATAAAATCACGAAAGGTGGGCTCCCTAACAAAACTCTTAATATCGCTCTTGCTGGTACGGGTGTCGGAAAATCTCTATTCATGTGCCATGTGGCTAGCTCCGTCTTGCTCCAAGGGAGGAACGTTCTCTACATTACAATGGAGATGGCAGAAGAGAGAATTGCTGAACGAATTGACGCAAACCTACTGAACGTTCCAATTCAAGAGATTACTGAACTTCCTAAACTCATTTTTGAGAATAAGGTAACAAATCTCTGCAAAAAAACTCAAGGTCAACTAATTATTAAGGAGTATCCCACGGCTTCTGCACATGCTGGACACTTTAGGGCACTTCTTAACGAGCTTGCACTTAAGAAGTCATTTAGACCTGATATTGTTTTCATTGATTACCTTAATATATGTGCTTCCGAAAGGTATCGCGGAAACAGCTCTGTCAATTCATATAGCTATATTAAGTCTATTGCAGAGGAACTTAGAGGGTTGGCTGTTGAAGCAAACGTCCCTATCATATCTGCCACGCAGACCACTCGTTCTGGTTATGGCAGCTCTGATGTTGAGCTTACTGATACAAGTGAGTCCTTTGGTCTCCCTGCTACTGCTGATCTTATGTTTGCCCTCATATCTTCTGAGGAACTTGAGAATCTAGGTCAAATCATGGTTAAGCAATTGAAGAACCGATACGGTGATCCCACTGTCAATAAGAGGTTTGTTGTGGGTATTGACCGTGCCAAGATGCGACTCTACGACTGTGAGCAGAATGCTCAGGACGACATTCTTGACAGTGGTCAGGATGAAGAGTATAATAATGAGGAACACAATGTTAAGAAATCATTTGAAGGATTTAAATTCTGACTTAGTAAGAACAGACATCCCTCACTATTATGAGATGACTTTACCTAATGGGTCAAAACGTCATTGTGGAACTCTGAGGGATGTTGAATGTATATTAAGTATATACCCAGATACGGTCTATGCTAAGATACTTCTTCCACATCCACCACAAACAGTGGATGTTCCACATGTAAGGGTTGCTCCTGACTTGGAACTTCCCATGCAACAAATTCTACCCGAATCCCAACTAGAACCACTCGAATTAGAACTATGAGCAATGTTGACACCCAAAAGTATGTTGAGTTTGTCGATGCAGTCACGTCTCAAGCATCGAAAGATCACGAAGCATTCATCTATCGTCTACAAGAACTCGAAGGTCAGGGTTTTCATTCCGAGCGACTGCTTACTGCTGCTGTAGGAATGTGTGCCGAATCTGGTGAGTTTACTGAAGTTGTAAAGAAGACTCTCTTCCAAGGCAAACCTGTCACTGAAGAAAATCTGTTTCACCTGAAACGTGAACTGGGTGACATCATGTGGTATGTTGCACAGGCATGTATGGGTCTTGGCACTTCTCTCGATGAAATCATGGAGATGAATGTAGATAAACTCAAAGCACGTTATCCTGGTGGTGAGTTTGATGTTCACTACTCTGAGAATCGTAAGGAAGGAGATCTTTGAGTGAAGCAACACATCTTCTATGAGAGTTGTTTCTATTCCCACTTTCAAGCACCTAATTCTGAAGAACTAACTGACTTTGTTTATTCTAAGGATGAAGTGTATAAAACGTATGAATGGGCAAAAGACTGCTCTGTAAAAACGATTCCATGTAAGTGGGAAGAATCTATAGATTTACTTACACCTTCTGTATATCAATTTGCTGACTCTATTGGTAGTAGTTTTAATTGGACCATATACAATCCATGGATTAACTGTTATCGAAAAGGTGACTATCAGGAGATGCATGAGCATTCTCGATATGATTTTTCTTGTGTATTTTTTCCTGAAGTTAAAGAAGATTATAGTAAATTTTGTTTCTATAATAGACATTCAACTCTCTTAAGCACTTCTTGGATAAAATTGCTAGAAGATGATTTGCACACTAATTGGTATCCTGACATTAAATCTGGAGATATCATATTCTTTGCTGGAACTCTACTTCATGGAGTAACTCAACATAGAAGTAATGATGTACGAAAAACTTTATCCTGTAATTTTGATTTTGACTTATGACTAAAAAGACACATGTAACTAAGTCTGGTGACACCTTTGAGTGGGAAGAAACCGATGAGGTTCGTAAAGCGGTAGAACGACTACATGAAACTATTCGTGAACTTGAAAAGAAAAATGCACCCGATTATGGAGTAGGAAAATGAAAATGCAAATTACTTTAGAAGATTATCAAAAAGCAGGTGAAGAGTTTTGGCCAAAGTATTGGTATGTTGCTAAAGAACTAGGTGAAGATGCTAAACCTGAGCAAGTTCTAAAAGTTATGGAGTCTCTTGCTGGTGTTGCTATGAAGCAAAAAGTAGAGAACAAAATCGGACCATTTGGATTCAATAAAAAGACTGAAGATCAGTTAGTTGCACTTGATCAATGCTGAAGGAGAAACTATGCACGGTAAATTAGATCCAGAAGAAAACGTTATGAGTGACATTCCTAAACATGATTGGACAAAAAATGAAGATGGATTTTTTGCCTGGAAAGACGATGGAGTAATGGATCGTGTTCAGGATATCATTGAAGCACTTGGGTGGGATCCTGGAGATGAGATTGATGTAGAGATTGGTGGCACTCAAGTCTCTGGTATTGATGTTGGTGAAGAGTACAACAAGAAGTGGCAATCACCAATTGGTACTCGTAAGTACAACAAAGATGCTTTCATCGTCATTAAAAATCAAAGTCGTCGTGATCTAAGTAAGACTAAACCTTTTACTGAAGGTGAGTTTAAACCTGCTCATCCGCATGTTGAAAAAACCTAAATAAAAGAAAAGTGTTTCTATACCGATGGACAGCAAACTTTACTCTACACTAAATGAAGCATATACAGCAGTGTATGATCAAGACTTAAACGAAGATCTTTTTGAACAGTACGAGTTCGTTGATGAACTTTCTGATGAAGAACTAACCGACGTTGTTGAAGAAGTGATTGATGATCTTCTAGAAGAAGGTTATGAATTTGAAGACGTTGAAGATATTCTCAAGGAAGAACTCATCGGTGAAATCCTTTCTGAAGCAAGAGTTGATATGGCAGCTCGAGCAGCAAGACGTAAGGCAGACATGGCAGCATCTGAAAAGTCTGCTGCGGCAGCAAGAAAAGCAGGTGCATCAGTTGTCTCCAAGGAAAAGAGAGCAGCAAGAGTTGCTAGAGTAAAGGGTGCTGTTAAGTCTGGTGTTGCTAAAGCAAAATCTGCAGTTAAGTCTGGTGTTGCTAAAGCAAAAGAAGCAGGTAGAGAAGCAAAGTTCAAGGCAGTAGATAAGAAAGTTGCAGCATATGCAAACAAGAGAAATCTACATCCTGCAGCAGGTATGGCAGCAAGATCTAAGGATCCTGCAAAGAGAAGAGGATTAAGAGCAAAGGTTGCTAAGGACATTGCTGGCAGAGCAAGTGCTAAGGCAAAATCTGTTAAAGGCAAAGCAGTCATGAAGGCATCTTCTGCTGCAGTCAAAGGTTATGCTGCTGCAAGTGGTGCTAAGCAAGCAACTAAGGATGCTGCAAGAAAGGCAAAGCAAAGTGCTAAGAATGCTGCAGCAAGAGCAGGTAGAAAAGCAAAGGGTGGTATTAAAGGTGCTATCAGAAAAGCAGCAGAGAAAGTTGCATCTGGTGCTTCCAAAGTTGCTAAGAGAATGAGTGAAGAAGTTGAATTCTATGATTTCATTCTTGAGTTCCTTCAGCAGGAAGGAATTGCAGAGTCTATGGAAGAAGCAAAGACCATCATGGTTACCGAACTAGATGCTGAAGATCTAGAAACCATTAAAGGTATCTACAACTGATACCACTGAGACCCTCTTGACAAATCGTCTTGAGGGTCTTATACTATCTTGAGTTGGGGAATTAGCTCAGTTGGTAGAGCACCTGCTTTGCAAGCAGGCTGTCAGGAGTTCGAGTCTCCTATTCTCCATAGATAAATAATAGGAAGACGTTTCGTCAGCAAATCCCTATAATAATGAAAAGTTTTTTCCAGTTCCTGAAAGAAGCAGAATCTGCCGCAGCACTGCAGGCAAAGAAACTGAATCTAAAGAGTGACGGTCACGGAGGGTGGTATGACTCCCGTGGAGAATTTGTTGCGAAGACGGAAGATGGTAAGTTAAAATTCTATAGTAAGAACCAAAAGGTCGGTGAAAAAGATCCAAATCAAGACACGAATCAGACGGCACAAAAGCAAGACGATACTAAAAAGAAGCAGAAGGAAACAGAAGCACCTAAGAAAAAAAAAGCAGCACCAGAAGATGGGGAAGAGACTCAGACTGAAACTCTGACCGTTGTATTTGGTCGTTTCAATCCACCAACAGTTGGTCATGAAAAACTACTAAGTGCTGCGAAGAAAGCATCTGCTGGTGAAGATTATAAGATCTATCCTTCAAGAACTCAGGATGGTAAGAAAAATCCACTAGATCCTAATCAAAAGGTTTCCTTCATGAAGAAGATGTTCCCTAATTATGAGGACAACATCATCAATGATCCTGACATGAGAAACATCTTTGATGTTCTTGTAACTGCAAATGAAGATGGATATTCCTCAATTAATATTGTTGTAGGATCTGATCGTCAGGCAGAGTTTGAGAATCTTGCACAAAAGTATAACGGTTCTTTGTATGACTTTGAACTAATCCGTGTTATCTCTGCTGGTGTTCGTGATGCAGATGCAGAAGGTGTAGAAGGAATGTCTGCATCCAAAATGCGTAAAGCAGTTATGGATGATGACTTTGAGTCATTCCGTCGTGGAACTCCTAAGACCCTTGATGATGGTGATACCCAATCTTTGTTTAATGCAGTACAACAGGGAATGAAGGTTAAGAAGAAAAAGGTTACTGCAGAGATGTGGGAGATTGCTCCTAAACTTGATCCACAAGGACTTCGTGAACAATATGTCAACAAAAAAGTTTTCAATATTGGTGATATTGTAGAGAATCTAAACACTGGAATGATTGGTGAAATCATTCGTAGAGGAACAAATCATCTCATTTGTGTTACCAAAGAGAACTTTATGTTTAAGTCTTGGGTTAGAGATGTAATGGAAGCAGTTGTAAATTATCCTGGTCCTTCTGGTGTATCTGGTCCAGAAAGAGAAGTTGGAACTGACTCACTCAGAAAGTACACTGAGAGAATGACTGGAACCAGTGCTATCAAGAATTTCATAAATAAGTATAAGAAAAAGACTAAGTAGGATCGACATGTCTAATGGTATTGGCAAGAACCCTTTGAACGATATTTCAAAGGTTTATCTTCAGCAGGTCGTTGAGAAGAAAAAAGACGATACATATCTGGAACCTGATATGAAGAAACGTCAGGCAAACAATGAGAAGGCTCGTAAGGAACTTGCTAAAGGTCCTCAAATGAAGAACCCTCATTTTGAAGAAACTCAAATGGAAGGCGTTCGTGATATTGATCCTGAAAAGGGAACTGCCGAACGCAAGGCACGTCTTGAGAAAAAGCGTGGTATGAAAATGGATGATCATCCTCAGTACAAGACTGAGGCACTTGATCCTGTCGGTAAGGAAGACGGTGATGTCAATAATGACGGTAAGAAGGATGGTATTGATAAGTATTTGATGAATCGTCGTAAGGCAATCGGTAAAGCAATTGCTAAAAAGAAAAAAGTTGAAGAAGCAAAGAATGTTCATGGGGAAGTAGAGAATCCTAATGAACTTAAGAAGGCTGTTAAGAAAGCAGTAAAGAGAATTGACACCAATGTAAGTGGTGATGTCAATAAGAAAGATAAGTCCATGGGTGACTATGGTGAGTTTGTTCCTACCCCAGAAGGCAAGAGAGTAACCACCAAGATGGAAGGTTTCTCCGATTGGAGAAAAGATCTTCGTGAAGTTATGGATGACCAAGACCAGAAGATGGTCAAGGAAAAGAAAGTAAAGAATACTATCAAGATTAATCCTAAGATTTCTGAAGAAGTAACCGTTATTGAAATGGTAGAAGTCTCTGATGAAGAGGCACATGAAATTATTGAAGGTTCAAAACCAGGTCCTGAAGAGCAAAAAAAACTTAATAAGCAAAATCAAATGCTGAAGAAACTGCAAATGTTGCAGAGGCAAAGTCTTCAGGCAAAAAAGCAAGGTAAGATTCCTATGAGTGGAGTCACTGAAGGATTGTCAATCGATGATCAGATGAGAATCTCTAGGGAGTACAATAGAAAGTCTCCTGAAGAGAAGAAAGCAGCAAATAAAAAGGCAATGAGCAATGTTAAAAAGGTTGCTCCTAAGAAAGATACCAGAACAGATGCTCAAAAGATGGCAGACGCATATGCCTCTCCAAGAAAAGGTCCTGGTGGAGCAACCAGAGCAGACTGATGCCTGCTGTATCTAAAGCCCAACAAAGATTCATGGGCATGGTCTATGCTGTAAAGAAAGGAAAGATGTCTGCCCCTTCTTCTGAAGTTGCAGATGCTGCTGCTTCTATGAAGAAAAAAGATGCGAAAGATTTTGCATCAACAAAGCATAAAGGATTGCCTGAAAAGAAAAAGGAAGTGAAGGAAGAGTCAAATCCTAGAATTCCTAGAAAGGAGGGTCAACCTGCAAATTCTAAAAAGCATTCTGATCTTTATACTGATGAGAATCCAAAGGGAACCATTCATGGTTTAGGATTCAAAGATGTTGCAACTGCAAAAGCAAGTGTTGCTAAGATAAAGAAATCAAGTCGTTCTCATGCTCATAAAATCCAGGCAGCAGTTGCTATGGAGCAAAGAGCAAGGGAGATGGGTAAGACTTCTGAAGCAGCGGTCTATAGAGCATTTATCAATATGATGAAAAAGAAGACTGAGGAAATGAACGAAACATTTACTATTGATCCTAAGTCGCACAGGCAGCAGCAACGTGCCAAAAAGATTCGGGATAGAACTAAAACTGGTGATGAGGGTTCTGAAATTGCGAAGAAAAAAGTAAAAGGACCAGCACTCTTTGGAGAAGGAGAGTGGTCCGACAAATATAAGAAATCAATAGATTGTAACAATCCAAAGGGATTTTCTCAGAGAGCACATTGCCAAGGAAAGAAAAAGACCTTTAAAGAGTTTATGGGTGATATATAGAATATAATCTGTTGAGGTCACCATGCTCGCATTCCTACTACCATTAGCATCCAAGATTATTCGTGATGCTGTTGCCAACATTCCTGATAACGAAGAACTAGGTGAGAAACTAGTTGAACTTTGTCTGCTAATTCTTAAGAAGGCAGTTACTCTAACTAAGACCACTATGGATGATGAACTACTTGCAGTAGTTGAGAAAGCAATCGTTGCTAGAGAAGAAGAAGCAGCTGCAGAGTGATTATAAATAAAAAAATAAATGATTAGGAGATCATTTTGTGGTCTCCTTTTTTTATAAATATCTAATAGCAAATGTATTCAAAGGAAAAGAAACATGGCACTTTGGGGAAATAGTGACAATGTAACCTCTGCTGGCACTGTTAGTCTTAATTACGCTACCCGTGTTGTAACAGGAAGCACAACTGGGTTTGGCAATGCTGGATCTATTCAAGTAGGAGATGTCATCAGATTTGGTGATGATCCTGTAACTGGTGTTTACCATGGAGATGCTGTTGTTGCATCTATCACAAGTACAACATCACTAACTATCGCATCTACTGCTGGACTCAGTGGTGCTGCAATTGCCGCAACTAACTTCTCTGCAAGTCAGTGTCCTTCATATGCAGTTGGAGATGTCAAGTACAGTGAGTCTTCTAGTGGAACTCCTGATGCTTATATCTACGGTGTAGCAAAGCAGGGTGTTCAAAATGCAAATGCAACCGCATATGAAACTGGTGCGGGTTGGGTTGGTGTTACCACCTATGTTGACCAGCATGGCAATTATAGAGTTAAGAAAGAAATTCTAGTTGCGATGTCTGGAATCACAACAGGCAATGCTCCAATCTATGACGCAGATCCACTAAGCTGATAACTTAAGATATGTTATTTGATGAGTTGAACGAGGAAAATTTTTTATTATTTGCTATAAAAAATTATGAGAACCCTCAAGCCATTACAAA